TTTCTTCAATAGCACCTTGATTATCAAACTCAGCAAGTATTGCATCGAACTCAGCTAAATCAGTAGCAGCGTTAACACCAGTTACACCAGTAGTTGTATTACCTCTTTTTTCTATTGCATCAAACAAACCTTGAGTACCAGTAGCACCAACATTAGTACCAGGAACACCTAATAAGTTATCAACATTATCAGTACCAGGTACACCGTCAATACTTTCTAGCATCATCATTTCTAGATAATCAGCAAATCTAAGTCTAGTTTCAGACTCAGCTTTTAAGTACCATAAGTAACCTCCTTGACCACCTTCAGTAGAAACTTCAACCCAACCAATTCTTGAAGCATCAGATCCAGATACACTGTAGTAATCTTTTATGATAATTGGTTTATTAGTAAAAGTTTTGAAAGTTGGCTCGTTAGAACTTCTTGTAGCAGTTGTTGATCCAACATTTCCATATCCAACTCCTTTTGCAAACTCAGAACCAATAACTAATAAAGTTGCATCAGTTCCAGATGCATCAGAACCAGGTAGAGTATCAGTACCAAAAGCACGTAATTCAACTTTACCATCAGTTCCTGAAAGTACTTCAGAAACAATAGCTCTACAAATAGTGTTGTTGTAAGCTAATAAAACAACATCGTTTGTTCTAACACCGTGTTCTGCAACGCTAAAACCGTTAGTACCATCAGTGTTTCCATCAATATCAGATACAACTGTAAATAAACCTTTGTTGTCTGTTCCAGTTGCATCACCATCAACATCTACAGTACCTTTGTAAGATAAGTGTAATCTTGATTGTTCAGACCATACGACTTGATCAGAAGTCATTGGTTCTTCTGCACCAACTTGAGATAAGAAACCAGATATAGTTCTGTTACCAAATATATCAGCTTCTTTTTCCATTAAGTCAGGCAGATATTGTTGAGCCCAGTTAGCACTGTTAGCGCTAGCGCTCGTAAAATCTATATAGTTTGTAGAAAGTACTTGTCTTTGTGGAGACGGTACACTGTTCAAACTATTTCCAGGATTAATTGCCATTTTTTATAATTTTTAAATTGTTATTTTCTATTTTTAATTCTCAACTTAAAATCATTAGAGGTTTCGCCTAATACTTTTACTTTAACACCGCCTGCTTCAACTTCGCCAAAAGCTTGCCTTGGCTGCATGTCAACATTTTTAGATTTAGCAACACTTTGTTTTAAAGCGTCTGCTCTACCTTGTTCATAGAAGTGTTTTGCAACAGCATCAGCGTTCATAGCTGTAAATAAAGATTTATGATAACCTGCAGCATCTGACATTTCATTATTATTGTTCAAAAACTTTTTGACAAAATTATTAATATCGCTTTGATTTTCTTTTACTTCATTTGTGTTTTTAACATTAAACCTATACTTTTTTTCACCGACGTTATATTCAAAACCTTTAAAGTTTTTATTAAATAAGCCATCAGTTTTCATTTTAAAAGCTTGGGCTTGACGTTGTACAGCTTTTTGATTTTCTTCTGATTCTTTGTTGTATCTATTAAAGAAGTTAACAGCTTTCTGTTGTTCAGGGGTCAACTT